TTCGTCCTATTGCCAGTGACTTATTTTCTTGTCGTATTGAGCGGTAAAGATATACCCCCACTGCCCACGTTTGATATGGATAGCCTTATGACCATCCTTTTGGGTATGCTTGGGCTGGGCGGTCTACGGACATTTGAGAAGTTTAAGGGGGTTTCACGGTGAACTGGGATGATTACCCGCACTTTGCCGCGAGCGAATTTAATTGCTCTCATTGCGGGGCAAATGAAATGCAGCCCGAATTTATGGCAAAGCTGCAAGCCCTTCGGACGGCTTATGGAAAGCCAATGACGATAACGTCGGGCTATCGTTGTCCCCAGCATCCCATCGAAGCAAAGAAAATCAAGGCAGGCGCGCACGCCTCTGGTTGCGCTTGCGATATCGCGGTCAATGGGCAGGATGCTTATAAGTTACTCAAGTTAGCTTTTGCCGCAGGGTTCACGGGCATCGGCGTCAATCAAAAAACCTCTGGCCGGTTCATCCATCTAGATACGCTTGAGGAAGCCCCACGGCCTAACGTTTGGTCATACTGAGGTGCAAAATGCGTCAGGACGGCATACCCCGTTCGTTCAAGTTAGCTGGTCACACCATCAAGGTCGTGACGGTTCCGCTCAAAAAGTGGCAATGGGGCGACCAAGTGCTAGCGATGTGGCTGCCCGGCGAATTGCGAATCGAACTTCGCAGGGACTTAGAAGGCACGCACCGCCAGCAGGTATTCCTGCACGAAGCCGTACACGCAATCCTTGATTGCGCTAGCTATCACGAACTATCAGCCAATGAGGATTTCGTTGACCGAACCTCAATGATGCTGCACCAAATGTTAACGACGATGAAGTAACAATGACAGCAAGAAAAGCGACTGACGATGAAATCCTAGCCGCATTGGAACGCCATAACGGAAACCGCACGGAAGCAGCCGCAGCGATGGGCTATAACGTCCGAACATTTCTAGGTCGGCTGGCAAACATTAAAAACAAACGGGATGTCGACAAACCAGAATATAGCTTCACTCCGCTACCATTGGACGATGTGCCGATTGAGGAATTGATTGCGCATCGCAAACGTCAGTTCCAGCACAAGCGCAGCCACGAAGAAGCTAGCAAGCTCATTCCTATTCGCATCAAATTAGCAGGGCCGATTGGCCTTTTGTTTTTTGGTGACCCGCACGTTGATGACGATGGCACAGATATCGAAGCTCTTGAGCGACATACACAGCTTGTCAAAGATACTCAAGGACTCTTTGCCGTAAATGCGGGTGACACCACAAATGGGTGGATAGGGCGTCTGGCTAGGCTCTACAGTGAGCAGAGTACGTCAGCAGCACAGGCTTGGCGATTGGCTGAATGGTTCGTCGGGCGATGCGATTGGCTCTGGATGATTGCGGGTAATCACGATTTATGGGCTGGGTCTGGTGATCCGCTTAAATGGATTACGAAGCAATCTGACACACTATATAAATCCTCTGAGGCGCGTATTGCGCTGCGATTCCCCAATGGTAGAGAAGTGCGGGTGAACAGCCGTCACGATCACGCAGGTTCCTCTATTTGGAACCCAGCGCACGGGCCAATGAAAGCCGCTCTAATGGGGACTAGAGATATGCTGTATATCGCGGGGCATCGGCATGAGTCCGCCTATAGTGTCTTAAAAGACCCTATTTCAGGAATTACGATGCACGCAGCCAAAGTTGCGTCGTATAAAATTTTTGATAGATACGCAAAAGAGAGGGGATTTCGTGACAATACGTTATCGCCGTGTCTTATGGCTGTTATCGATCCAAATTTGCCAACTGAACATCCTGACTTGGTTAAAATATGGTGGGAGCCGGAAGAAGGCGCAGAGTATTTGAAATGGAAACGCTCAAAATTTTTATGAAGGTGTTGCGTGGACGCAATTAATCCAAAACACTACAAAGACGGCGTTGAGTGCATCGACGCTATTCGAGCGCAGATGACGCCGGACGAGTGGAGAGGCTTTCTGAGAGGACAGGTCGTCAAATACTGCTGGCGACTAGGGCGCAAGGATGCAACCGAGCAGGACGCTCGTAAGCTCGTTTGGTATGCAACTTGGCTGACTGGAGATGATCCGCGTGAGACTCGATAGCAATCAGGTCATGGATGAACTGGCTCTAGCAGAGCCTGACCTGTGTCAGAACTGTCGATTCTTCAAAATCACAGAGACAAAGATCGTGTGCGCTCACCCAGAGGTGAACGTCAAATTAAATGGAGTTGTGCAGTGCGGGTCTAAGTTTTTTCTGAAGTCAAAGCCTTGGTACGCACAAACTCATTAGCCAATATATCTGCCTCGACGCCGAGGCCGTGCAATCGCATCAACGCAAGAATCTCTGGCACCGTTGGTGGGTTGTGTTGGCCAAACGCCCACGGCGCACGCTCCATCTCACGCTTCCACGATCCTGACTCTGATTCGTTGTCTATCATGTTGTATAGACTCCCATCAAAATACCAGTAAAGAGTCCAAAAAGCAGGGTAACGATTTGCACTGCAAGTTGATTCTTATCTGTATCTTCATAGCCTTTTAACAGTCTCTGCAAATAATCTACATCGGCTTCTAACGCGGAGATTTCTCTACGCAGCCGGTCAACAATATACTCTGACATATTTACCTCACCAGTAATCGACCCCTCCTCGGGAACAGCGCCAGTTGGGTCGAGGAACACGACGCCATTCATAGTCTTGCCAATACTTCCAGCGTTTAATTAGTCGGAAGATCATGCGGCTAACCTGTAACGTGCATAGCTTTTACTGCCTTTTTAAGATTCATAAGATGGCTCCGGTATCACGATGCCAATGTCTGCGCATCGCTGGCTAATAAACTCAAGATAATCGCTAAACTCTTGCCGAGTCAGTTTGCTAGAGCGTTTAAGCGGTCGAATACGCTCGCGGCCAAACCCCGTGATGGTTTCAGTGCCTGCCCATTCGCCCAAAAAATACTCATGAATATCTTGAAGCTCCCAGCCTGCAAGCAACCCGTTCGCGCCCTCAATCAAGCTGGGATACACCACCCCGTACAAAAACGCGTTCTGCCGATTTGTTCGGGGCGGCTTCCACAGTTGAATTTCCACGCTCCACGCTTTGGTGGTATCTAACCCCTGCACCATTTGCGTCACCGCAACGGTAAATTGCTCGGGAGTGGTGCCTTTAGGAAAAATGCGTTTCAAGAATTAAACTCCGTGATTAAAATTTAACAACACACTTAAAGGTTGTAATTCGTTTTGCGTCGCGGAAAACCCCTCCCCATGCCCGAGATTGGTTAACCGTGATTCTTTAATTAATTCGCTTGCATTCATAAATCCGGCGCACCGATATTTCGGGAACCGTCCAACCATCAACACAAAAACATCAACTTTTTCGGAATTTTTCCATCGCACAGAAAGCAAACGCCCTGTTTTGTATGTGGTTGACTTAACATCTACCGCATATCCGTTATGCAAAAAACAATCAGCAGCGTTGGTATGGTCAAGGTCAAGGTCAGGATAAATATTCGCTAATTTGCAGAATGCAATTTCGGATGCAATGCCCTCAAGATCGGTAAGCTTATTTGATTGATTGCCCATCTTGGCGTTTGCCAATCCCTTGCGACGCGCATTTTCATAACGCTGAGTCGCTAGAAATTTAGCTAATCTTTGCTCGGCTTCACTCAAAATAACATACATTATGAAATCTCGCGGCTGACACCTTGGGGCCGCACTCCGCTTGTAAACCACGGTGCCTGTGGCATTGGTCAAAACGGGATCTTGTCGTTAAACTCAGCCGTAGCCCAGTTATCCTCGGTGAGCTGTTTTTTCGGTGCTGCGGGTTTAGCAACCTTCTTTGGCTCAACTGATAGAGACATGAACTTACTGCCATCCTTGCGAGATTCTTTAATCCACGCAGAGATGTTGTATTCGGCTCCGTTTACGTTTAGCGAACCCCGATATTGCGGTCGCTTCGGGTTATCTCCCTGATTGTCATTCTTAAACAAGACGCCACGGTTTGTATTGTCGTACTCACTCACAGTTTCACCTCCTCACTCACAGTTTCACCTCTTTCAGTTTTTTCAACTTCTCATTTATCTCGGTAAGAAAGGCTTTCACCTCTCCTTCCAAGAAATCAATTTCTTCCTGATCACGCTCAACGTGAACGACCTTTAATTGCAGATGCTCAGGTAGTCTCGGGTCATAGCTCACAAAGTCACAGTATTCTCTGGCGGTGCAAGCCATCTGCCACTGCATCTGCATTCGATAGCGACTCGGGATTTTTTCGGTGAGAATAAAGTCGAGGCTATTCGCAAGGCTTTGACACTTGATCTCAATGAGTCCATCTTCTTCTACGACACCATCGGGACTCGCTCCCGCACCCTCGATCTCTGGGTGATCAATGAACCCGACCTCATCAACGAGATTGCCGGTCTTTGCTGAATATGCTGCGCGGGCGTGAGGTTCTTGATCGATCCCCCACTGCATCGCAGGAGTCGTGAATGACTCGGTTGGCTTTTGGCTCAGTATTTCGCAAATTAGCTGGGCCATGTAATTTGTTCGCGATGCGCTCGGGCCAGCCTTGCCTTTCGCAACGACATCTGCGACTCGGGATGCCGTCACCTTGCCAAGCCTTGCCGCGAACCAATCGTCAGTGCGTTGCTCCATCACGCTGTCTCCGAGCTGTCGGATAATTCACGCTTCCGAGTAGTGAATGCGTCGATGTGCGTCATACGCTGCTCTTTGCTCAATTTATTAAAGAGCTTAGTTAAGTTTTCTGTGCTGCTTTGCGAGTTAATTAAGTTCACCAAATCTTGGTCTAACTTTGGTGATGTCTTACGGCCTTGGGCGGCCTCGGCGTCATCGTCGATCTGAGCCAAGCCTACAATCGCAGCCAAGGCATAGCGGCGCGCATAAGTAATCCCAGATCC